CGCCTAGCCAGCCAGATGCCAGAGCTAAGAGGACTGACAGGTACGCGATTGGAAGACTTTTTCCCAAGCTGGTCGATCTATATGTCTATGCACATAAACTTCGGCGACAGGGAGAAGCTAGTCATTAAGCATAGGTGGAATGGCGGCGTTCACGCAGGGTATAACAACGTCTTAAAAGGCGGGGCCAATATGGTTACAGGCCACACCCATCAGCAGGAATGTAAGCCGTACACCGATTACACCGGAACACGATTTGGCGTTCAACTAGGGACAATGCAAGAGCCACACGCGCCAGCATTTGAGTATGCAGAAGATTCCCCGAAGAACTGGGTCAGTGGCTTTGCTGTAATAACGATCCGAAATGGCATATTAATGATGCCTGAGTTTGTAAGAGCGCATAAGCCGGGGACTTACGAGTTTAGAGGCGAGTTGAGGCAGATAGATGATGACTGAAGTTTATCCGATAGATTTAATCGTATCGCGGCGAATGGGATATCTCGATGGTGAGATAATCAAAGAGGTTACGGCATTTGCTGAAACGCAAAACATAGAAAATTTGCACAACGCCCAAGCGCATCTTGCTAAACTGATCGAGCGCGAAGAATTCAAACGCAAACAACAAGCAGATTACGAACAAAGGGTGGGATACTATGGTGAACATTCTGATTGAAGACATGCAGCCGGGGACGATAATCACAGTAATTTGCGAATATCAGGGAGAGATCGAGGGGCCTGATCCTAGCGAAGAAGCCCCCGAAGACGAAGAAGAGCAGGTATTAAAACTTGTCGGCGAGCCGATAAGGACAGGTCGGGCGTAACTCTTTGAAGTCAGGCCAGATGCCGTCGCAGACGTTGGTCATGTATTCGCTTTCTTCGAGCAATTCATCGTTGAACGACATTGCCGATGACCACATCATCAGCACGAATAGAGCGCCTATCAATAAAACGTAACGTAATCGCATTATAAAACCCCCGAACGGATGAAGCGGCGAACCGCGTTGTAGATTGTGCTTTGAGCCAACCCCATCTCACGCGAGATAGCAGCCTTTGTATAGCCTTGCTGGTATAGCTCACCAATGCGGTCGATTTGTGCCTCGGTCAGCTTTTTAGGTGCTGGCCTATTGCTAGAACGCCCGTACATATCGGGCAGCTTTTTAAGCGCCTGAGTAGCTCGGTAGAATGTGTCGTTCACGATGCCTCCAAAGTCGTTTCTAAATAATCAAAAATAAATTTATCCAAAGATCCTTGGTAGAAGGGGTCAAATGTATCTCCGAAATCGCCTTTTCGCTTGTAAGCTATGATTTGCCACTTTCTTTCTAAATCCATAGAAAGATCATAGCGATATTCGGTATCAGAGTGCGTGCCGTGATGACTTATCACTTCGGATCGCTCGTTTGCCCAAAGAAAGCAACTTAGAAAATTTCGATTGGTTTTTTCTTGCAGTAACTGCGCTTTGAGAAAGTAATGAGCTGCGCCAGCAGCATACCCATCGTGATGGATATAGAAAGTTGTTGTGCTAAAGCCGCTTTTGATTTGATAGGTTGCTCTTGTGGCCATGTCGTTTTCCTTGGTTGTTAAGTCTTAATTGTTTCAACGGGTTCATAATTACAAAAAACCAATCAAAAGTAAACCTTTCGTTTAGGATAGCAAAAGGGTTAAAATACCCGATTTGCTATGTTGAGGTAACATGAAGACTGTAAAACTAGAACGGCTGGCGTATTTAGAGGAAGGGACATTCGGTGAACTGACATCCGATTGCGGGTTTCACTGTTACACTGTAGAGCGGCCTTGGTTAGATAACAAACCTTGGGAGTCATGCGTCCCCGAGGCCAGCTATCAATGCCAGCCATTTGACGGTAATAGGTTCAAAGGCGTCGTTGAGCTAACTAACGTGCCTGATCGCAGTCATATCCTGATTCACGCGGCTAACTGGCCTAAAGAACTACACGGCTGTATCGGATTGGGTAACGGATGGGAGATTACAAAAACTGTTCCGATGGTTTACAATTCCAAGGCGACCTGTAGAGAATTCTTTGCAAAGGTCGGTAAAGAGTTTATTTTGACCATAACGAGCAAGAGCGCGATTTTATGGGAATAGGCATAGTTAAAGATCTAGTCGGCCCTGTAGCGGGCATCCTAGACAAGTTTGTCGAGGATAAAGACCAGCGGGCGCAGTTAGCGCATGAAATCGCAACGATGGCCGACAATCACGCGCAGGAACTAAGTCTAGCGCAGATCGAGCTAGCCAAAGTCGAGGCTGGCGGCAACTGGCTACAACGAAGTTGGCGACCTATGATCGGCCATATCTGTTGGATTGGGTTGGCCTACAACGTAGTGGTCAGCCCATTCCTGGGCATTTGGTTGCCTGTTCCTGAGATACAATCGGATCTGCTGTATCCGGTTCTATTGGGGATGCTTGGAATGTCAGGCATTCGCGGATATGAGAAAGTGAAGGGCAAAGCTGGTGGCTAAGGTTTCCGAAGATTCAGAACTGACGATACCGCTGAAAAACTTGCTTAGTTTGGTCGGAGCAACGGCTGTAGGTGTTTGGGCATACTTTGGTATCACTGAACGCCTTGGCTTGTTAGAGCGCGAACAAGCTATGATGATGGTCGAGGTTGAAGAAAACGACAACTGGATTGACAACTTCACGCCCCCGCCAGAAGTGAACGCCAGCGTTCAACGGGTCAGGGAGCTAGAGTTGCAGCTTGTTGAGATAAAGTCGCGGCTTAAATTCTTGGAGGCAGAAAAGTAAATGCGTGGTGTATTACTGTTTAATCAAGATGGCACGATATACGCGGGTCAGGTTCATACAATGCCGAATGGCGAAGTTCATACAGGAACCGCCCATACAGCAGCAAGCAAGCGGGTCTTTTACTATTCAGACCTGCCCCCGCCTAGTCGGATCAGAGCGTTAGAAGCTATGGTGGAGCGTCACGACAACCCTAGTAGAACAAACGGAAGCCTAAACAACTGATGGCAAGACCATTGATCGAGATAGACTGGGATCAAGTTGATACTATGTGTGAGATACACTGCACTGGCGAAGAACAGGCAGCGGTTCTCGGCGTTGACTATGACACGCTCAACACGGCGTGTAAGCGCGAGCATGGCGTCGGTTTTTCGGACTATTTCAAACAAAAGAGCGCAGCGGGCAAAATGAGCCTCAGACGTAGGCAATACACCAAGGCAATGGACGGGGACAATACCCAGCTTATATGGCTAGGAAAGAACTGGTTAGGCCAAATGGATCAGCCAGAAGCCGCACCGATAGACTTGCAGCCCATAGTTATCGAGCGAGCCGATGAAGCTAACCAAGCCTCAGGATGATATATTCTTTAACGACTGCCGTTTTCGGGTAGTTGTTGCGGGTAGACGAATCGGCAAGACGTTCATCTGCGTTTATGAGCTACTGCGTGTTGCTCTAAGCGATAAAGGCAAGAATTGCTGGTATGTTGCCCCGACCTACAAAGCAGCCAAAGAGATCGCTTGGACTATGCTTCTAGATGCTATACCTGATGGGTACATAGAGCGCAAAAACGAAACGTCACTCACGGTAACACTACGCAACGGGTCAACCGTTTCACTAAAAGGCGCTGAGAACCCCGACAGTCTGCGGGGTAGGGCGTTAGATTTTGTTGTGATGGATGAGTTCGCCGATATGCGACCAGAAGCGTGGTACGAGGTACTACGGCCATCGCTATCAGACCGCAAGGGGTCAGCGTTATTCATTGGAACACCGAAAGGGCGCAATCACTTCTATGACCTATGGACTAGGGGCGTTGACGGTTATGAGTCATGGAAAGCGTTTCAATACACGACAATCCAAGGCGGCAACGTAGAGTCTCAAGAGATCGAGGCGGCGAGACACGACCTAGATGAGCGCACGTTTCAGCAAGAGTATGAGGCGAGGTTTGTTAACTACAGCGGGATCATTTACTACGGCTTTAACCGTGAGCAGTCAGTTAAGACCTACAAAGGCCCAATCGAAGACTTACATATTGGGATGGACTTCAACGTCGATCCGATGTCGGCTGTTGTATGCGTTAGGCATGGCGGGGTAGTACACGCGATTGATGAGGTCGTGATGTATGGCTCGAACACTGATGAGATGGTCGATGAGATCAGGCAGCGTTACAATGACAAGCCAATCACTATCTACCCAGACCCAGCATCGGCGCAGCGTAAGACATCCGCAGGGAGTCGAACGGATCTGAACATACTGCAAAACGCGGGCTTCAAGGTTAAAGTTAGGACAAGACACCCGGCGATTCGTGATAGAATCAACGCGGTGAATAGCAGACTGCTATCGAGCGAACAAGAGCGGCGGCTATTTGTTAGCCCCAACTGTAAAAACGTAGTCAACAGCCTAGAGCGTCAAACGTATAAAGAAGGCACCAGCCAGCCGAATAAGGATGACGGGTTCGACCACATGAACGATGCACTAGGTTATTTGATCGAGTATATGTTCCCGATTCGTAAGGAACACGATGTACCGCAGCCGGTGAGGTGGAGTTAATGCGATTTCTTGAATACCAGCATCCCGATTATGATCAGAATCAAGAGCGATGGGAGCTGTATTTGCGCTCATACATGGGCGGTGAGGATTACCAAGCAGGTTCATATCTGACTGGGTATCTCAACGAATCAAAAGACGATTACAACCGTCGCATCTCACTCACTCCGGTAGATAACCACTGCCGAAACATTGTTCACATCTATTCATCGTTTCTGTGGCGTGTGCCGCCGGTCAGAAGTTATAACAGTCTGGCGAATAACCCCGCGCTGCAATCATTCATCAGTGACGCTGATCTTGATGGCATGAACTTTAATTCGTTTATGAAGCAAGCGCAGATATGGTCATCGGTTTATGGGCACGTTTGGATTCTAGTTGATAAGCCGCAAAGCAACGCGCAGACACGAGCCGAAGAGCTAGATCAGGACATTCGACCCTACGTAACGCTATTCACGCCTGAAAACGTATTTGATTGGAAGTATGAGCGCACTCCTAGCGGGCGGTTTGAGCTTACATACCTAAAGCTGCGTGAGTCAGTAGACCGTGAAGATGCTACAACGACCGTTAGTTATTACAGGCTGTGGCGCAAAGACACCATCGAGTTCTGGAAAGATGACGGCCACGCTGAGACAAAGATTGAAGAAGTACCCAATCCATTGGGCAAGATCCCGGCGGCATTCTTACCTGCTGCGCGCAGTGTCGTTCGAGGCGTAGGCATTAGTGATCTAAGTGACGTTTCGTTAATGCAGAAAGCCATCTATCAAGAGTTAAGCGAGATCGAGCAGCTAATTAGAATCAGTAATCATCCGTCACTGGTTAAGACCTATGACGCAGATGCGAGTGCTGGCGCTGGTTCGGTTATTAACTTGCCCGAAGATAGTGATGCAGGACTGAACCCGTATCTGTTACAACCTAGTGGTCAGAATATCGACTCGATACGCGAATCAATCAAAGACAAGGTTCAGGCTATCAACCGAATGGCTCATATGGGCGCAGTACGAGGAACCGAAGCAATTACGCAATCAGGCGTAGCGATGCAGACCGAGTTTCAAATGCTTAACGCAAAACTATCTGAGAAGGCTGATTTGTTAGAGTTAGCCGAAGAGCATGTCTGGACGTATTTCTGCAACTGGCTGGGCGTAACCCCTGACGTTGAGGTGTTCTACCCCGATGCGTTTGATCTACGCGATTACGACAAAGAGCTATTGTTCTTGCAGCAAGTCAGAGCCAGCGGTGTACCGTCTACTACTATGCAGCGTGAAGTTGATAAGCAGATCGCCGATCTAGTGTTAGACGATGAGAAACTAGCAGCGGCGCATAACGAGATAGAAGCCGAGACGCGAGTTATAGGGCAGTTTCCCGTACAGGCTGAGTAATGGCCGCAAATGACGATTACGCGGATTTCCTAGAACGCCTGACTGATGAACATCAGCGTCGGATGGCTGGGGTATTGCAAACCCTAGAGGGGAACATAACGTCATACGTTAACAGCGCTCCTGATACTGACGGTAAGTTATTCGACCTAGAATGGTCGGTACAAGCTAGACAAGAAGTCCGTAGATTGATGGAAGTGGATTTCCTGTCTCAAGTGCAGGGTATCATTGATGAGTATGTAGACGTTGCCAATAGGCAGTTTGCAATGCTGTCCCAATTTGGGACTTTTACGCGAGTAGCGCCCGAATCTATAGCAGCGTTACAGCAGCTATCGTTTCAAGGTTTCCAAGCAATAGCTGATCAACAGCTAGACACCCTAGCAACTGGGATATACCAATCCACACTGACAGGCCGAAGCAAAGCGGATCTGATCGTTGAGTTACGCGGACAAATTAACGGCGTATATCAGCAATCCGATGATGAAGAAGCTAGGCAACTGGTAGAAGTAGCACAAACAGCTACCGGCAAAAGACAGCAAGATGCAGTCGATAAACTGCACAACATCTATGCCCGCGACCGATTGGGTAACAATATGCGTCGTTATGCCACGCAGATGGCCAATGACAGCCTAGCCCAGTACAGCGCGTCGATAACTAAAGCCACCGCTAATGAAGCCGGTGTAACTAAGTTCAAATACTATGGCGACGTTATACGAGACAGCCGACAGTTCTGCCGCGACCATGTAGGAAAGACGTTCACAGAAGATGAAATCAATGACATCTGGCAAGGTTCTTGGGCTGGCAAGGCACCGGGCGACCCTTTTATCGTTCGGGGCGGGTATAATTGTCGACATCACTGGTTACCGATAGTGGAGTGACATGAGTAAAGAACTAGATCGCGCAGCAAACCTATGCGCTAGAAGGCCCATCCCGCCAGCTATTCGACAACTAATCGAACCGCTAGAAGCTGCTGCACCGGATAGCGAGGTTGATGACTTCAAAGAATTACACGCAGTGATTGATGAATTGCTACCAATTGAGAACCCTAAAGGGAGAAAGAAACGTGCCAAGTCATTACAACAACCCGCAATCGAAGATGAAAAAGAAAAAGAAGAAGAAGTCGGGCAAGAAAAAGTAATGGATTGAACATAACTCTATGGGTTACACTCGGCGTGTTACTCATTAGAGGATAATCGTTACATGAGCGAAGAAATCATGGATGAAGGTGTCGAGACTGAGGCGACCGAAACCACTCAGGAAAATAAGACGTTCACGCAAGAGGAACTAGACCGCATTGTTGCTGATCGCATAGCGCGAGAACGCAGGAAAGCGGACAAGAAACTCGAAGGTATCGACATAGATGAAGCCCGTAAACTCATGCAAGAGCGTGAACAGGCTGAAATAGAACGCCAGAAAGAACGCGGCGAATTCGAGTCGATCCTAAAGCAGACCGTCGAGAAGAAAGATCAAGAGATCACGGCGTACAAGCAGAAGCTACAACAAACACTGGTCGATGGATCATTGTTAAGCGCAGCGAGTAAGCATGACGCAGTATCGCCTGATCAGGTATCGCAGTTACTAAAGAACCGAGTTCGACTAGCCGAGGACGGTGGGGTCGAGGTACTCGATGATTCTGGAACACCGCGATATAACGGAAGCGGCGACCCGCTATCGGTAGATGAGTTTGTGGTCGATTTCCTAACGGCTAATCCGCATTTTGTTCGTGCCTCCGGTGGAGGGGCGGGCAGTCAGGGTAACGCTGGTGGCTCTACTCCGAAGCCTGTATCGGTGGCTGATATGGTCGAAAACTGGAACAGTGGCGGTAAGGAAGCATATGCCGCGCTGAAGAAAGCGAAGTGACCGAATTAACCATTTTTTAGTTTTGGAGAAACACAATGGCTGCTACTACTAGCACAACCCTAGACGATCTATTTGTCAACATTATCGCTCAAGCCCGATTCACTGCTGAAGAGCAGTCTTTGATGATGGGCCTTGTAACTCGCTACGACATCGGCGCTGACGCTGGTAAGACAATCCAAGTACCTAAGTATCCTGCGATTGCTGCCGCTGATTTGACCGAAGGCACTGATATGTCTTCTACAACTGTAAGCACTAGCTCAGTAACCGTTACGGTTGGTGAAGTTGGCGCTCAGGTTGTATTGACTGACGTTGCTGCAATGGGCGCAGGTAATCCTGCTGAAGAATTGGGTACGGTTCTCGGTAACGCAATCGCCACAAAGATGGATGTGGACTTGATTGCATTGTTCGACGGCTTTAGTTCTGGTTTAGGCGGTGCTGGAACTGAGATCACTGTAGCTGACCTGTTCAAAGCTGCTGCAACTCTACGCGCTGCGAAGGTAACTGGCCCAATGGCGGCTGTTGTTCATCCTTTCCAAGCGTATCAGTTGAAGGCTAACCTCACTAATACATTCGCTAATCCGAATGGCGGTGACGCGCAGAATACTGCTATGGTAAATGCTTATGTCGGCACAATTGCTGGCATCGATGTTTACGAGTCTGCAAACATCACTGTTGATGGTAGCGATGACGCTAAAGGCGCTGTATTTGCACCTGAAGCACTCGCTATCGCTATGAAGCGCGACTTCCAAATTGAGCCACAGCGTGACGCATCACTGCGTGCGTTTGAGCTTAACGCTACTGCCGTTTACGGTGTTGGCGAGTTGGATGACAGCTTCGGTGTTGAGATGCTTTTCGACTCAGCACTCTAAGGCGCACCTTGGGACAGCCCCGCTTCGGCGGGGTTCGTTTCATAGAGGGGACAATATGGCGATTAGTTATCGAGGCGAGCGATTCGAGGGCTACAACAAGCCCAAGCGCACACCTAAGCACCCAGACAAAAGTCACGCAGTCCTAGCGAAAGAAGGCGACAAGGTTCG